GGCTTCACTCGCAATAACACTGTTATGGATTTAAATCGCACAGGAACTAGTGGACAAATTCTGAGATTTCGTTATGACGGAACTACAGAAGGTTCTATTTCAGTTGATGGAGATATACTGAAGATTTTTGCTACTAAATCTACTGCTAACTGTGGTCTAGGTTTTTTTAGTAATAATACCATTAGACCAGTTGGGAATAATGGAAGTGAAGCAGACGATGAAGTAGATTTAGGTCATAGTTCAACACGCTTTGATGATATTCGTGCTACAAATGGGTCTATTGTAACATCAGATAAGAATGAGAAGAACACGATAACAGACAGCGATTTAGGCTTAGACTTTGTTAACCGTTTATCTCCAAAGAGTTATAAATTTAATAATAAAACTAGAACACACTATGGTTTGATAGCACAAGATGTCGAAACTGCACTTGGGGATGTTAAAAAAGATGCGACACAGTTTGCAGGATTTTGTAAAGATGACATATCTGAAAAACAAGATGGGAGTGAGTATAGATATGGTTTGCGTTACCATGAGTTTATTTCACCTATGATACAAGCTATAAAAGATTTGAAAGAAGAAGTAGACACACTCAAGGCAAAAGTAACAGCGTTGGAGGGTAAATAATGACAAGAGCATCAGATGTAGCAAAACTCATTACAAACGGCGGTACGATTGTGGATGGCGATATAGCTTTTGCAAGTGGTCATGGACTAGATTTTTCTTCTACTGCAAACAGTAGTGGAACTTTGAGTAATGAACTGCTCGATGATTATGAAGAGGGTACTTTTACACCGACTATGACAGATGGCTCAACTACAGTTAATGGAGATTCTAACACAGGAGGGCATTATACAAAAGTTGGTCAAATGGTATTTGTTACAGGACATATTAATATTGATACTGTATCATCAACTATGGCTTCTTTTGGCTCATCAGCCGTAATTAAAATAGGTGGACTGCCTTTTGCAACGAAAGCTGACAGTAACTTTTTTACGAGAGGTGGTGGCTCAGTTGGTAGAGTCGATAACTTAGACAGGTCAGCTTCTAATGCAATTTACATTGCAGTAGAACCTAATGTAAGCACGTTAGACATTTATATTGATGACAGTGATAATGAAAATACACCAATAACAAAAAGTCAAATAGATAGTGCTTTTCGTATATTTTTTTCATGCACTTATGTTAGTTAGGAGATAAAAATGGCAATAACAAAAGAAATAGTACAAGATAAAATAGAAGTTGTAGGTGACTTCAAACATATACAAGTGCGAACAGCAACAGTCATTAAAGAAGATGGTGTGGAAATATCACGCTCATATCATAGACATATTGTTTCTCCTAACAGCAATAGCTCAAATGAAAGTGACGATGTCAAAGCAATGGTGGCACAGTTTCACACAGACGCAGTAAAAAAAGCATATGCTGACCAACTTAAGAAACAATCTGAATAACTAAAATTGATGTTGCATGCTCGACCCATTAACAATTAGCGCCGCCGTCGCAACAGCTAACACGGCATTTAATGGGTTGAAGCGTGCTTTTCAGGTTGGCAAAGATATTCAGAGTATGGGGAATGACTTATCCAAATGGATGAGTGCCGCATCAGATATCGAGAACGCACAGAAAAGAGCTAAGAATCCTTCTTTCATTACTAAACTTACACGCAGAGATAGTATCGAGCAAGAAGCTGTCGAAGCATTAACCGCAAAAAAACAACTTGAAGCACAGCGATATGAGCTACAACAGTTTATTAAGTTTAGACATGGTGTCCAAGCTTGGAACGAGCTTCTAAAAATGGAAGCAGACATACGCAAACGTAGACAGAAAGAGATATACGATAAACAAATATTGCGACAAAAGATAATTACGGTTATTGTTTTAATACTTTGTGTTATAGTTGGTATGGCTTTATTACTTGCTTTTATATACGGATTGGTACAACTCGATAGGGGAAACATAGGCTGATGACTCCAGAAACATTAGACAAGTGGAAAATCCTCCCACGCTTGATGATGCTAGCTATGACCTGTGTTTACGTTAGGTGTATCGAGTGGGCATTAAGCCAGCCTGATTTGACCACACAACAAGCTGGCTTAGTGTCTGTTGTTACTGGTGCTATGACTGGTGCATTTGCAATCTGGTTAGGAAAGGAAACAAGCAATGAAAGCTCTGTACGATAAGCTAACAGACCGACAGAAGAAAACTATGATGAAACATAGTAAACATCATTCTAAAAAACATATGGTATCTATGGCTAAGATGATGGCTAAAGGAACTTCATTTAGTGCCGCGCATAAAAAAGCAATGAAAGATGTAGGTAAATGATATTTAAAGCACTACAACTTGTTGGTGGTATGGCATCTACATGGATAGAGTCTAAAGCTGAGTCACAAAAACTTAACCTGGAGATAAAAAAGAAGCAGTTAACTGGTGATATTGACTGGGATCTCGAGGCTATGAAAGGATCTCAGTCTAGCTGGAAGGACGAATATCTTGTAATTTTATTTAGTATACCTCTTATTCTCTGTTTTATGGGTGAATGGGGTAGGGATATAGTAGAACAGGGTTTTAAAGCCTTAGAAACGATGCCTGAGTGGTATCAGGTAACTTTAGGTTGTATTGTAGCCGCCAGCTTTGGAATACGCTCAGTGACTAAATTCTTTGGGCTACGAAAGAATGGGAAATAATTGGGATAAACGTCGTGAGAATCTTCGCATACATAGGGATTGGGATATTAGAAACTTTAGGAGAAAAGATATGGCATTTAAATTATCACAACGGTCGCTGGATAGACTGGATGGAGTACACCCTAAACTTGTTGAGGTTGTTAAGAAAGCGATTGAGTATACGGATGTAGACTTTGGAGTTATCTATGGTGTTCGTGATTTAGAAACTCAGAAAAAATTATATGAGTCTGGCAAATCGCAGACTATGGCTAGTAAGCATTTGATTCAGGAAGATGGTTATGCACACGCCGTTGATCTTATGGCGTATGATGGCAGTAATCCAAGCTGGGATATCGTGGATTATGATAACATAGCTGATGCTATGCGTAAGGCTGGTAAAGAAGTTGGAGTTGATTTGGTTTGGGGTGCGGCATGGCACAAGCTTCTTACTATGTCACCGGATAGTGCAGAGGATTTAATGAATGACTACATCGACACAAGACGAAAAGAAAATAGACGACCCTTCATCGATGGACCTCACTTCCAACTCCACACCTAGTCAGCTAGCTTTTGATTTTGATGATTATGATGGGCCGCCTGAGTTGTGGCTAGAATACTTGTGGTCACTTCTCCCATAGCTTCTTGCGTTCTATGTACAGAGAAATAATATCTTCAAAGTTGTCTGGCTTTCTTGGTGGTATTGTACTGTAGATGTTATAGGCTTCAAAGCATCTGTTTTCGTTATATACTTTTTCGCTAAGTTTCTGACATTCTCTTGCAGACTCGAGATCAATAGTCAGCATGAGAATGATAGTGTGTGTCATCTTTTCTATCATAGTTATCTCCGCTGGTAAAACTAGGAGGTCTGGCAAGCAGAGCAGTATTAGACCTCCTAGCATGTTTTAGGATTAGTTTATTTGGAGAAAACTATGTTCCTAAAACGGTATTTCATCATCTTGAAGTTCTTTGTCAATATTATTTTGTTCTGCTGATGCTCTTTTTTCTGTAACCTCGAGCGATAATATTTGACCAGCTTTCGAGTCTTTTAGCCAAGCGGCGATACGCTTCTCTCCAGAGTTAACACCTATTACACCAGATATCTGTGGTGCTGATGGATTGTCTGAGGAGTTATCCCACATGCGTCCTACTTTGACATACACATCTCGAACAACTTGTCCGTCTGGCATTGTATCTCTTGTGATAGCGATACGCTTTTCTTCACCGTCATCATTAAGAGTACCAGTACCAATCAGACTAAGATTTGTTTTTGTCTGCATGTAAAGCACACCTTTGTTATTGTTATCGTATTGTTGATCCATATTACCTCCTATTAAATTAATGGATTTTTAGTATTTTTATTATTTCCAGGCTCATACTTATTGCCGTCATATTTGCCAAGAAACATATCTGCATCACACCCTATGTGCGATAGAGCTTTTGTTAGGGCATCGGTCATTGCTGATTTAGTAGCTTCTTCATCACTAATCCTTCTGACCAAAGGCTTGCCATTAACTTGTGCATTAGAAATAAATGTTCGACACCCAGCAACTGGTCCAAATTTATTTTCTGGTAAAGTATGCCAAACAGTGACGCGTGCAACTACCATCATCACATCAGCATAACATGGATAATCATACTCTACATCATATCCCCACCCTATACCAACTGGACCAAATGTTTCTGTCATCTTTTTAATCTGATACTGCGCATCAACAGTATTAAAAGATCGAGAACCTATACTTACTTTCTTCATATGCTTCTGATCTGTTTCACATATTGCGTTCCATATAGCCATTCGATCTTCATACAGCTTTGATTTTTCTACTTTATTCATGCTTCTTCCTTTACTTTTAATGCATTTAATTTAGCTAGTTTGGCAATCATTCTTACATCATCTGGATGCATTTTTAATTCATCAAACTCTCTTAAATTAAAATGTCTATCGTCTTCAACTATCATACTGAAATCATCATCTGGATGAATCTCAACCTTGTGTATCTCTAGCCACTTGCCTGACCAAAGATCCTTATCTTTCCTTCTCTTACCTCTCATGCTTGCTCCTTTACTTTTATAGTTCTTCTTTTGTCTGTTACGTTTACAGATAATAAATCACAATCCATCTGATATACATCTGGTGGTATGTGGCTCATCAATCTTTTTTTTGCTGACTCGTTTTTCTTTGCAGACTCGAGCGTATCAACATAGTCGTGTGCATCAGCCATGAACTCATTACTGCTGTTCATATCTAGCTTTACTTTCCTATCAATCGCGATGCTTGAAATATCTGGGGTTTCCGCATCACGATTGCTAGGAGGTTTCTTCTTCACTACATGTTTCCAAAACTCTTGAATTTTACCAAGCATCTTGTATGAGTATTCTGGGTCGTATGCAATATGTTTTGACTCCCATTTACTGTTGCCAAATATAACAGATAAGAAACAGCCATCTGGTTTGTAGTTATACTCTTCACAATGTTTATTATGTAAGTGCATATAGAACTGTATCTGCGGCATGTATCTTTCGATTACATCGGTCATGTTTGTAAAAGCATTGGTATGTTTTGCTTCAACAATGTAGCTTTTATTTGCACTATCTATACACATCATGTCTGCTGTACCTTTGAGGGGTACATATCCATCATCATATCTAAACTCATGTTGAAGTTCGCGCTCAGTGCCAGCCATTTGATAGCCAGGTGAGTATGACTGCACCCACCAATCAAGATTAAACTGCTCTGTGTGTATACCAAGCTGAACTGGTAAACTTCCTGAAAGATCTTCCGGTTCAACTATACCAAGCTTCTCTTGATACAAGTCAGACCATTCACCATTCATAATCCTGATGGCATCTGTGCCACCGATAAAATTTTGTCTATCCATAGTTTTCTCCTTATTTATATGGCTATATTAGTTTCACTTCTGCAACTCGTCAACTTTATTTTGAAACAATTCGAGATAAATTTTACGCATCTCATACTCTTTCTTTACCAATGCGTAAACATCAGAGTAAGGTGGTAGAATACGAAAACTCTTAATAGATTGATTGTAGATATGCATAATGCAATCTGCTGGTAGATCTATTAAACTTTCGATCATAATATCTACACGCGTACTACACTCGTCCATACTCGTTTCATAAGGACGCTGGAATAAGTACTTCCATCGAGAGAACAACTGCTCAACTCTCTCTCTTTTGTGTGGTGTTAAATATGCTTCGACATTTGCAACGGCGGCAATAGCATCAGGAAGTTTATCGACTTCGATGTTAATACCATTTACGCGAACAGTGGATAACGCATTGAGCTCACGAACAAGTTGTGCATTTGCTCTTGATGGATCACGAAAAGAAAGGAGGGTAGCGACATTGCCACCCTCACTGATTGATACGACTTTAGACATGTAACCTCCTATGCTGATTTAATTTCTAACGCAACTTCAACTGCGTTTTGTAGTTTTGGTAGTGCTGACTCAAGTAACTCAGTCAGTAATTTTATTTTTGTAGCCATGTTGTCTAATGACATCGGCAATGATACATTAGTTATTTCATCAATGACTCGTTTAGTATCATCCATTTGAATTTTAAGCTGTTTGTCATCAGCTTTTTCTCCAGCAGTTTCAATACAAAGAAAGTAGTGATAAACTTTATTTGCTAAGTCCTGCATTTTCCAAAGCTGTTTGCTGGTCGCAATGCGTTTTGGATTTTCACCACCAGTATAACCAAAGAAATATTTTGACTGCACAGTATTTAATGGTTCATAGTTGAATGTGTGTATAACTTTCATGTTATCCTCCAATAAGTTTTTTAAATGTTGATTCCCATACTCGGTCACTAATTATTACACAGTATCGAGGATCGCCAGTCTTTCGCTTGCACACTGCGATATCCCTATCTTCAAGGAGATTAAATACATTTGGAAAAGAACTCTTATCTCGATACTTTACTTCTACAAAGAGAGTCTGACCATCTATTTCAATAGTCAGATCCCCTTTGTATTCACCACCTAAACTGCCCGATAGTGGTTGTTTCTTTGTCTTTATTCCTAACTTATTCCATAGCTTTAGAAACCATCGTTCGTGATAGCTTCCTTTTGCTTTATTTTTGCTAACCATGTATCCTCCTCATAGCACTTGTGACATATCAAACTGCTCTTATAAAGAAAGACTACAAAGTATTGAGTCTGTTGACCACAAGCATCGCATATCTGCCATGCCCTTTGTTCTACTCCTTTATTTTTTTTGGAGCGTCGCAAGCTGGTCAATAGCTTTTTCAA